CTACCTGTATAAAGTATATTCAAACACTTTTTCTTTTTATTCTCTAGTGCATGATATAATTTATGTTGCGCTCTAGCGTGAACTTCCGCTTCCTCATAACAAGCTTTTTTAATTTTCTTTGTTATGTACTCAACAGGATCAGCGTCATCTTTGACTTGAATATCAATATTATTCATATCCCATTTATTACGCTTTTTGATATTATTAAAAATCTCTGATATTTGGTCAGCGATTTTTTGAGTTTGATAACGTAAATCGTTTTCCATAGAATACTTTTTCTGTTGGAAATCTCTTAACGCTTTTTCTTTTTTTGCCATGTCTTTAATTAGACTAGGCAAGTTCTTATGTATTACTTGAGCGAATTTATTTCCAACTTCCTCAACTTTATCTTGAGCTTGTTGTGATATTTCACGCTCTACTCTATTTGACGCAAGACTAAACTCATCTCTTACAAAGTCTTTGTAATGGTCAACGTGGTCTTTTCTTAATGGTTGCATAATGTATTCCTTTCTGTTTTTGTTATTATTACAACTGATTTGTTTATAGGTTATTATAGGATAATTGTCAAGGCCAAAAAAGAAAAAATTTTTATTTTTTTATATGGGTGGGCCCCGCCCACATGCTCTTCTCTGGGTGCGACAATATTGTCCTTTAATAAATAGGATATTCTGATAAGGTCTTTTTATGTTTTTTATTCTGTTTAGGTGAAATAAAAAAATAGGAGCAGGGGATACCCTAAAAATTCCCCTGCACTGATCCCGAACTAGGTCGGCCAGATCCAACGGTAGGCGCTAGTGCACAGAGTATTTGCTAGAGGCAAATGACCTGGTTCGGGATCGGTACTAACTTAACCTAAATTTCTAATTGATCATTAGAAACTATGGCCTGAAAGGATGGCCGGTTAATCTCTAGTGCTGATCCCTGGTCTAGTAGTTAGTAACATACTAGTAGTGTACAAATTAGCTAACAGGTACACCTACTGCTAGACCTGGGATCGGCATAACGATCGAGCAACGCGCTCGGACATGGAGTGTGTAAGTCATTGCAGAGATAAAACGCCTAGAGGGACTGTGACCTAGGAGCTTACACACCAAGTCTTTTTTTTAAGTTTTTATTTTTTAGGGTGGGTCCCGCCCACAAGCACTAACCACAGGCTACAAGCTCAAAGGGTGGGTCCCGCCCACAAGCTCTCCTCTGCGGCCGAATAGTATATAGGAAATTCTAGGATATGTCAAGAAAAAAATTTTATTTATTTTGAGCTGCTGGCCTTGCATCTTATGCCATAATATCCTATATGAAGGAAACGAAAGGAATACATGAAAAATAATTATTTAAAAAGTTTAGAATTGTTTTTAAAAGAACTTAATAAACAAGTTGATGATTATAAAAAGACAGATGAATATAAAAAAATCTGTCAAGAATATGAAAGAGAAGAAAAAGAAAGGAATACAAAATGAATACTAAAAAAGCGTGGGACCTGGTCGGCGGCTTAAGCAAGCCCGGCAAGATGCCAGGATGGGCAATTGGAATTCCAGCTGCCGAGTGTAACACGGGCAGCAAGTTACGATTAATACCTGACTCAGTTTGCAGTACCTGCTACGCGTTAAAAGGCTGCTATGTTTTTAAGGTTGTTCAAGATGCTCAGTATAGGAGGCTGAAGGCCTTAAAGAAAAAGCTTTGGGTCTTCGCGATGGTGACCTTGATCAACTCTAAAAAATCGGATGTCTTTAGATGGCACGACTCAGGAGACGTTCAAGATCTAGAACACCTTCGAAAAATTTTTGACGTTTGTAGACAGACGCCGACTAAGCGCCATTGGATGCCGACTAAAGAAGCCTGGATAAAGCCGTACCTGAAGGAAAAACCAGCTAACCTGGTGATTAGATTATCATCTTCGATGATCAATCAGCCTGGTATTAAAAGCTGGCCGAATACTTCAACAGTAGTTACAAAAAAACCCAGCTGCCCGGCGCCTAAGCAAGGCGGCAAATGTTTAGATTGTAGAAAATGCTGGAACCCAAAAATTAAAAATATTAGTTATGGCAAGCATTAGATCTAAGCATCATAGTTTATTAAATTATTTTCTTCACGATAGGAAAGACCTATCGAAGGCGTACGTCCGCAAGTGTGAAGAGTTTATAGACAGTCTTGGAGGTAACAAGCTTGAAGACTGTTTTAAAATGGAAATTCCTAAAAAGGAACAGAGGGCTGGTAGTATTCCACCAGCCCTCAAGCAGAAATAAAAAATAAGGGTGGGTCCCGCCCACAAGCACGCACCATAGTCCGCAAGCCGAGGCCGCAGGCCACAGGTCGCAGGCGCATGTTTCACGTGAAACAAAAAATAAAAAGGGTGGGTCCCGCCCACAAGCTCTTCTCTGTGGCCGCGACACTTTGTCCGTTGACTTTAGTCCTATAATATGTAGGACGCTAAACCTTTTGTAGAAATTTAAAGATTGACACCATGCCCGTGGCACACGGTTCTGCATTACCGTTCACAAGATCACGGATCTTGGACCCTTCATAAAGTTTTATGTCTCTCTGACAGAGGCCCTTGGCCATGATGAAACTGTTGTGCGGGTGCTTGATATGGAAGCCAATTTGGTGCGGAGAGAAGCGAATTTTTTTAGCCAGATTTAGCTTTAACTCTATAGTGAAAAAGTGACCAGAAGTATTATAAACCAATAGATCAGGAGTCCCGTGTGCAGCACTATTTTCCACGCGTGTAAATGATAATTCGCAATTATTTTTAATATTGAACGCTTTAATTTCATGCCAAAATTTAGTCTCTCCCTTAATCATTTTTCAAGTTAAGTCCGGAGCATTAAAGTTAACTAAATTTTCTTAATTACTTCACCCATATTCCATTTAGATGTATACAAAGTCATCACCAATCTATGTGTTTCTCGGACTCCAAGTATTTTGTTTTCCATTAATTTTATGTCCTTGATGTCGTAATACTTTCCGTCGGGTAAACACACCTGTACTCTTGCCTCTTGTGCTACTGGCGATTTCATAAACTTCTCTAGGGCCTGTCTTAATAGCTTTCCTGATACCATCACTTGAACATATACCAAAAATAAATTATATTGCAAGCATGGGAGTTCCAAAAAGACTTACAGAGAAACAAATTAAATTTGCTAATCTAATCGTAACAGAAGAAGGTCGAAAGACTGATTCTGAATGTGCTATTGCTGCAGGCTATGATCCTAACTCGGCCTATGTATCAGCAAGTAAATTACAAAACCCATCTTTGTATCCATTGGTGGCTCAATACATTGGAAGACTCAGAGCAGAGAAGTTAAAAAAATATGACATCACTTATGAAAAACACCTGGCAGAGTTAGGTAAAATTAGAGATGAGGCTAGGGAAAGTAAAGCCTGGAGTGCTGCAGGTAATATGGAAGTAGCTAGAGGTAAGGCTGCAGGATTCCAAAATAATACTAACTTACATCTACATAAGAACTTAGATAACGTTGATGAAGCAGAGTTAGACAAAGAACTTGAGAAAGCATTGAAAACTTTTAAACCCATTATAGATGCTGATGCAGAAGTAATTGAAGAATCTAAAGATTAATCTTTTCTAACTTCTTAATACATCCTGTTGGAAATACATTACGATCCGAAAAAGACTCAAAGGAACTATCATAAGACGCAAATGTTTTAAGATTCTTTTTATCTTTTGAAAATATATACGCATGAGTTATCATCTCTGCAGGTTTCATCTCATTAAACTCATTGATATCAGCATGCCCCGCATCACCCAAAATATCCAACCAGATAATTTTGTAAAAGTAATATCTTTTTTTATTTATAAGGACTGATTTATATTTGGATTTTTTCTTTATCATAACCCTATATAGCACCTATAGGTTTTTTCTCTAGGCACATTTTTTTTCAAAAACTTTTTCTTATGCGCGCGTACGGGTTTGCTAGAAGTGTTGATATAAGCCACTTATTG